GTGGCTGTTCGGGACTATACTGATGGGATAATCTTTATTGCTTTTAATAAGTCTTCACCTAATACAAAGAGGGCCTGTCATAGACTATTTAGACAGTAGGTATTAGGTCGGGTTTTTGACGATCGTTAATAGGACTTGAGTTGGGGAGATCCAACTAAATATCCAAACGAAAAATCATCGGCGCCTGACGTGAAAAGATCGGTCAGGGGTGCACCGGTTGCTCCGGTGACGGTCGCCTTGTTATAGGTTTGGACATAAAGAATGGGTCTGAAGGACTCAGTCTGAAAGACCTGGTCACTAACCAAAGCACATGGTGTGAGTCTGTTATACGGGACAGTAACTTGCATTACGGGGTTCAAATCGCCTAGGTTGCTGCTCATGAACGAGCTAGGAGTGGGCACATTTGAAGGGCCAGATATGAGGTAGGGTGTCGCGTTATAGATCCACACTTGGGAGGCCATATAATAGGATGGTGACAAGGTGGTCGTCGCACCGGCAGTTGAGCCATATGTTGTGAGCATATAGCGTCTACCGCCAGTGGTTAACCGGAAGATTCTCGAAATATAATTCAGAGCACACTGATTCGAGGTAGGTGTGGTGAACGCCCCAAAGTACGAGGGGTCGAGCGTATAGGCTGCTAAATTTGTAGCTAAGAGCCTGGTGGATCGCTTACATAACACGCGTAAGTTGTCACACTTATCGCCTATGCAGAAAACGTATGGCTGAAGATCAGCTGTGATCACACCGGAAGATGTTGGAATTCCTTCTTGAGGATTCATCTGTTCCATGTGATTTGAGCCTGGTGGAGCTTCGTCTTCGTCTCCCACTTGCGCATGGTTGGTCACTCTCTGGGAATAAGAGGATGACCTTCCGGACGCACGTGGGGCACGGTGGGATAAGTTAGTGGCAACGTTCTCGTGGGATCGCTGTTTAGCTAATGCACTGTTCGAGCTGGGGGACTCCGGAGGTGCTTCCGTTGCGTAGGGATAGTAGTTGGAAAAATCGGCTATTGCAAACTGGGTGTCGTCTGCTCCTTTGATCCACATATTGCATACTATTGAACTCGGGCTATTTATCTGAACGTAGAGAGGGGTCTCCACTGAAATGACTAACATGCCAAGACAATTCGTGTAGTTTGCTTCATCATATGTGGCATCATTGAACAGAGTGGCGACAAGCCAGGGCGTAGCAGCCTGATACGGAATTGTGATTTCGGCAACAGAGGTCTCGTTAAGATCAACGATAACCTTATTGACGGCATCAAAATTGAGTCCGGGCACTATCTCTGCCGCGGTGTAACCAGGAAAGACAGCTATTGATATTCTTGTATTTTGATAATTGGTTTTTGCGAAAGACAATCTGATGGTGACTCCTCCACGCCACAATTGGTGCATCGATGTTAGATACGACAAAAGTGTTGTAGAGAAGGTGCCAGTGACGTCGGGCGTGAAGGACGCGGCGCAGAGACCAGGTGTGATGGGAAAATAAGTAAGGATCGTTCCTGACGGGTCGGAGGTCGACAAATTGAATTGCCCGAACCAACAGTATTTATTCTGGATGTATTTGTAGTCCATCTCATCAACGTTTGTACCGAAAACACTCAAGGAAGGAGTGATTGCGTTAGCGGGATGGAGGGAGAGAACTACACCCTGATCTATACCGTAGGCTTGGGTGAAACCCTTTGCCGGCTGTGGTGTGGTGGTGATTGAAGCTTTAAGATCGGGCGTCTTACACAAGCCGATTGACGTGGAAACTGTTGTGACACAGTCACCAAGCCAAGCGGCGGCTTGAAAGTACTGACCAAGAACGGGGAGTCCTGATAGTGCTTTCGCTGCGTTAGTGACGGGGCCTGATATGCTGCTTATCATACCTTTTTCTGATTTTTGAACTGCTTCCATTTGCGCAGAAATCGTTGTGTTTGGAAGATGAACACATAAGCGGACGTTTTTGAGTGAAGCAAAAACGTCCACAGTGCATTTATCTGTTGGAACGGTTGTGGAGAAGGGTGCAAGCACGGCAAAGTGCAGAGCACCAAGACCAACAAGGGCGTTTTTCAAGTCATGATAGGTGTTAGGACTGATATAAGGGATAAGGAAAGTCATCGCTGCGGGAGAGCCAACGTTAAGTTCCAGTCCGTTGTAACCAGTCATACACCCAAAATTGTTTGCGAAACGTCTCTCGAGGATCATTTCTCTGAAAGGTTCAAAGAACATCCAAAGAGTACCGCATGCTGTGGAAATTGAATTGAATTTAATCTCAATAAGAATGTCTGCAGCTAAGAAGCGATAGTTTTCGATTTTTGGGGTAATGGTTGCGTTGTTGATGATAACATCTGGCATGTCAAGTGTCGTGATGATGGATCCAAAAGCGTTTGCTGATGACCAGGGGAAGGAGGCGACTTTAATAGGTCTTTCGAGATATTTTGAGTCACTTTCTTCGGCTGATAGCCAGCTTGGCGTGGAAACAGCACCAGGCTTGGTTGCCATGGAGATGCCAACATCGTCAGAAAAGGTGGTGGTGTTTGTTTTTGTTACTTTACGACCGTCAGAGAGCGAATACATCTGGCAAACAAGAATTTCTTCAAGTTCGTCAGACGCTTTCACCTTCTTAAGGTCCGTATCATATGCGAGATAATTTCTTCTCTGCGCACTGTAACTAAGATAATTGATTTTTATGGGTAAAGAGCTTTCAATTATTGCTCTTTCTACTTTTCGGGTCCAATCCCGGTATACTTCTTCACCATGATGGAAAGCTTGTTCAAGCGAGAACTCAAACAAGTTCTTCATCTGGTAATATGGTTCAGCATCTTTTTTGATATAATAAACCATTTCACGAAGTACACCGAAATCGAGCGGGGCCAAGTAGCGCTGCATAGAAGCGTCAAAGACGAAACCTCTTTTAAGGAAGGTCACGTCAATGATACTTTTATAAGCGACAAGGGGGTCAATATTTTTATTTTCATCGGTGTAGTTCATACCGAGAGATTTCATAATTGGAGGGATTGTTTTCTGATTGAAAAATTCTTTAATCAAATCATCAATGTTAACGACATGATCGTCGCCAAACGTGATTATATATACATAGAGGAAGAAACATTCAAGGGACTCATAGGGAGTGCCTTTGAACATTAATATCCAGCAGTACATAAAAACCATGATGACATAAATAGAATTCGCAATCGCAGTGAGGGCGTTTCCGGACGCCAAGCTATGGTCAGCTTGGTATACGAAACAACCCTTAATGTGAACACAATTTGTGACGGATCGCCAAAGCGTTTTCCGAATTAGGGCATTTGCGGGCCCGTCATCG